AACGCTGCACTGAAACGGTTGCAACGAACGTCCCCGTAAGCGTCAGCAGCCCACCAGTTTTAAGGGCTAATGGCTCGCTAAAGGTATTCTGCGCGTTGATGCTATCTGTGTTAAAAGCTACGCCCATGACTATACCTCTTGCAGTTTAGCGAGTTTGGCAGTAATAGCCAGTTTCGCAGTTTCGATTTCTTTTGCATCCGCCTCGGCTTTAGCAACAAGCTCGTTAATCGCGGCTTCTTTCTTTTCATAAGATGCAATGGATTTAGCAAGCTGCGCCTGTAATTTAGCCACCTCGCCCTCTTTCGCGGCAATCTGCGCCTCGCGCGTGGAAAGGGTTGCCGTTGCAACAGCAACGGCCGCAATCTCTTTTTCCAATTCGGCGAATTTCTGGCCGTTGGTAGCTTCAAGCTTTTCTGCTTTTGCAATACGCGCATCACTGGCGACAATTTCAGCCTGAATCGACTTGTGCCGCTCAACTGTAGCTCTTGCTTCTGCAAGGCCAGCAATAACATTGTCTAGCTTCTTCTCGGTAAGCAATGGGGTTAAATCCTTTGCAAACTTCAGCAAATCCTGTAGCACTTCCACACTCGTCATCGGTATCATTTTAATCCCCCATTATTTTAGTGATATTACCCTTTATTGTAATGCCGCGCAACAATTGCTTGAAGATCGGTTATCTCAGCCATTACCTTCGCATGACCGGGCTTAGTAAAGTCTTTTGCCTCGGGTGACAAACGAAGCTGAGCCAGCTTGGTCACCGTGTCATCTATGTTTGTAGCTGATGTTGCTTCGCCTGAGGGAAGCTTACCTTCAACCCCGTACTCGGCTTTGATTTTATCAATCTCGGCGTTTTTCTCAGCCAGTTTACCTTCATATCCATTGGCAAGCTCAATCATCGCTACCATGCCCTCGGGATTCTGGACAAAGCTAGTGCGTAGTTCCTCGCTCACATAAGTCTTAATAGCTTCCTGTGCTACCGTCTGGGCTGCGGTTAATTTATCACCAAGCACTCTTGCTGCAACTTCATCAAAGCGTTTATCAAGGCCGGCCTCCTTAGCTTCTGCGCCCTTAATCTCGCTGCTCAGATATTGCTTCCATAACGCATCGGCTTGTTTCGGCGTTAAACCAGCTTCGTACATCATAGCTTGGGCGTTTTTCTTCACCGCCACAATTTCTGGAATCGTAGGGTCGATGCCGTCAATATCGCTCAGAGTGTATTTATCCGCTGATTCTGGTCGCGCGGCTTTGTAAAACGCCTGCCACTCAGCATCAGGAGCGTCGTTTGCAGGTATTCCCGCAGGACGTTTCCCCAGAAGTGACTGCGCATTATCCAGCGTCTTCCAAAGGTCATCGGGTGATTTGACCTTCTCTACCCATCCCTTGCCTTTATAGGCGTCAGGTACGACGAATGCCGGTTCGCTTGGTGGGCTGTTTGCTGGGGCGGTCGCTTGGCTTGTCTGCTCTAACTGGTCGGTCATTTGGTTCTGCCTTTCTAACGTAATTAAATTCGATTGCCTTTAAGTGGTCGGGATGGATGCGTGTGCGGAAATATAAATAACCACGGCGAATCGCACCATTCGCATAGGTATCGGTTGGATTGCCTGTAGCAATAATATCACCATCAAAATTTACAAAGTCCTTAAAGCACGCCAGAATGACCTGACCGTCCTTTGACGCGGCAACGCGGTTAAGCGCCTCGATAAAGTCTTTCTCTGTAATGGGGGTTTTCACGGCTTCAGCCTTTGCTCCGCACTGGCAGCTTTATCCGCAATGCTAGCTACCTGTTCACCTGCTTGTAACATCTGCTGCATCTGCGCTTGTTCTGCCTCGGCTTGTTGCTGGGCTTCCATGTCTTCATCTGACTTAAGCATGAACCCTACACCACGTATCTCGCACAAACGCTTAAAGCCCTTGTCGTAATTAATGCGCCCGGGTATGCCCGGCGCAATTTGAACCTGACTAGCTGCAATGTTAAACATTTCGAGAATCGCCATGTATTGCTCGGCACTAAACGCCAATGCAGCTTTTGTCTTATAGTTTACTTTGTAAATGTCTTTTCCATCAGCAAGGCGCTTGGCAATGGAGTCCGGCAAATAATAAGGCGTCTCGCCTTTGGCTAAAGCCTCTCTCTCTAAGTCTGAGCCTTTCGTCACGCCAAGCTTGCCTGAACGCAACAGCAAAGCAACCCCGCGCTCGATGACTTTTTGAAATATTTTAATCTGTCGGTTGAATAATGCGGCCATGCTAGCGGTTTTCATCTGGTCGCGTATTTGTGTTTCACCTAAAGTCATCTGCACGTCATTGTTAAAATCAAGCAGCCTGTCGATTAGGAAGTGCTGAGCGATAGTTTGCTCCAGCTTCTCCAGTCTTTGCTCGGCCCACGGAATCTGAGGGGGTGAACCAATATCAAACACAGGCGGCGTGTTGCCTATATTCCCAGACCCATTGAATACGTTAATCGCCCCTGCGCTTTGATCAATAACCCCGCCACCAAACTCACCATCACTTAAAACACCCTTGGGCATCTCAAGCACTTTTTCAGTGGCAATGATGATAGCTTCACGCAACGCATTGGCTTCCCGAATATCTGGGATGGCATTCATTGCGAGCGAGCGCCCCATGTCCTCGTAAGTCAGCTTGGTAAACCTACCAATTGCAATCGGTAGCTCGTAGAAACCATCTTCTTTCATTGGATGGCAATCACGGTAATCTAGATGCACGCCCATCAGTGGCATGGCATACTTACCCTTCTCGGCTTTCTTCTCAGAGCGGGGTTTCACCACGAATAGTATCTGCACCTTGTCATCGAGCTTTCCGCCTTTGTGGGCTTTCTGGACTCTGTCGCTGCAATTCTCTAGCCCATACTCAGCAACTACACGCTCAACTTCCCACTCGAACAATAGCTCAAAGCCTACTATTCTTCCGCCCTTGCCGCATATTGGGTAAAGCTCTTTTACTCCGTATGGTGAGAAATACAGGTTCGATTCATCACCCGGCTCAACTCCAATCCCCGATGTACCAAACATAATCTGGTCACGCATGTACTCATCAAGCGATTCCGCGAGGTTAGCATTGGGGTCATCAAAGGACTGATAAGCCACTTTGTTCAGATGTTCGTAGAACTTATCATCTGCTTCGTCTTCCCCCTCGTCGTGTTCAGGCTCGACAAGCTCAAATGTGTTAGCCGATGCACCCGGCCACAACATTCCAAGCAGGGACGATGCACAGTTGCTAGCCGCGAATGCCCCTGTAGCATCAAATATGCGGTCAACTAGAAACTCGCCGTTGCTCGGTTGCCCTTGGAAGTCTTGACGATTCATGGCGATATACTCGCCGATGCACTGATACATGTGGTCAAAGTTCGACCGCTTGGCTTTGCGGCGGTCAAAGTCTTTCTTCAGTCGCTTGTAGTCCATGATTAAGCCTTTTTCAGAAACTTCCTGCGGTTCTCTTCCGTGTCCTCGGTAATCCCGGCCATGAAGTTACTGCGTGCTGATGCTTGTGCCGCCTCAGCTGCATCTGCTGCATACAGGTTTTCTTTATTAGCCTGATCAGCCGCAGCTTTGTCTCTTTCACTGCGTGCAGCCGCATCAGCGGCAGCTTTTAATCTTGCTTGCTCCTCGGCAACGTTAGGCGCTTTGCCCCCGAAAATACCCATCACAACCCCCTTAAGTTAAGAATCATTCTGCCACCACCTATATCACGGAATCCAAACTTCTTGAATAGGTTTTCATATATCCTGCTATTCTTTGCGCTCACGTCGGTTTCAGCCGCCGCGTACATCCACCCACAACCCTGAGCCTTGAAAGCCGCAATCATTGATGCCACAAGCTCCCTTGATGCCCTTGTGCCCCTGCACTCTTTGCCCACATAAAACATATCTATTGCACAATCGGGCTCGTTCCACCAACTGGCCGCGAAGTACCCAAACGCAATCGCCCCAATCTTACCATCCACCACCGCAACGCGCTTCACAAAATTGTCAGCGCATATTACATTCAACAAGCTCTGCCTAGCCATTTCCCGCACTACAGGAACCTCCTTCGCTTGTCTTGCCTCCGCAGCATAGTGGATTAGGCAATCAAACAATTCGGGGACGTCATCGAGTGTCGGCTCGCGTACAATCATCAGTTTATCCTGCCTAGTTTTACCTTGTTTCGGCGAACATTGCTAGTGCTAGTTAGAACCTTGTGCTGAGACACAACACCTAGCTGACCGCTGGGCCGCTGGTTAAGCGCAATCGCAAGATATCTCCAGCTATCAGAAGCGTCCGCACTCCAGTCATCGTATGGGTCTTTCTTGAAGCATTGCCTCGCCTCGTCAAATTCGTAGTGATAATGCTGCATTGCATGCAACCCGTTTTTGCAATTCGTCTGGTCGATATAAGCTTCCTTGAGCAATGCCTTGCCCTTCTCAATTCCCGCTTGGATGGATATAGAGGGCAGAATCTTGTTACGCACCCCCGCAACGCGTAACTGTTCGCTTATGCTTCCCTTCATACCCATGCGCTCATGTTTTCCATCATGGGGCAAATAGTGCATCTCATACAAGTATGGCTTGCTGGTTACTGCTGCTGCCAGCTTATCAATATCAGCGTCTGTTCCGTAAGCCTCGTGGTAATCAATGACCCTGACCTCACGCCCTACTGTCTGGGCAAACCAGATGCACGTGCCGTGTCTTTTACCTAAATCCCATGAGGTAATGACTGGGACGTTTGGCTTATAGGGAACCGATGTAATCCTGCCAGCGTTGCGTGATTGGTCGATGATTGCGGCGTAAATAGTCCCCGAGCGCCGTAAATCAGGTTCGCCCTCCCAGATGTGTGAGTAAGCAGTCGGGTCATCAACCTCTAATCTCTTGCGCTCTGCATCCAATACGGCGGGGAAAAAGGGGTTGTCTCGCCATGAAACCCGTTGCACCAGCATGTCGGGCGATTGATTTACAACGAATCTCTGATAGGTCGGATCGGTAATGTTTTTCGTGTTGAAGCTTATCCAAATTTCAGAATTGTCCTTCCTGATAGTGGGGACAAGCATTTCCCAACTAGCATCAGATACTTTTTCGGCTTCCTCTATCCAAGCTATATCAATGCCTTCCGTCGATTTAATCTCATTGGCATTGTACTTTAGCCCCTTAAATATGAACTCCGTGCCGTTCGCGCCTTTGATAATTGACTTCTGCACCTCATAGAACGCTAGGTTGTATTGGCTGATAAGGTCGGACAAGAGCTTGTGGACTGAGTCGCCTATAGAGTTTTGCAGCTCGCGGGCACACAAGATGCGTAAGGGCTGTTGCATTCCCTTGATAAGCAGGGCGCGGGCGAAGTTATGACTTTTCGACCCACCTCTACCGCCATAAAACACCTTATACCGCTTAGGCTCGAATAATGCCCTAAACGCTTCCGGGATTTCTATTCGTGTTACCGACAAAAGATACCTCTAGGCTATGCTTTTGAACAACAGGCTCGTTAGGGTCGCCGGTATGCTTGAGTGTGTCGCCGTATTTTTTGGGGTTAAATACCTTAAGGAGTCGGAAGTCTGTTTCTATCTTGAGCTTGTCCCGTTGCACGTCGCCCGTGCTGAATTCAGGATCACCATGCGCCACCTTACGCAATGATATTGCTAGCAAGTCTTCCCCGTCTTCGCGCGCGTGGGAGTAAGAAACACCGAATGCCTCAAACTTCGCAGCCCATGCTCTCACAGTTGTCGCCGACGGCATTCCCTCTTCTCTACATATTTCAGCTAAAGGTATGCCCTTCGATAACTTGTCTATGATATAAGCAGCTTTTGCCTCCGTGTAATCGGTAGGTCTTCCTGTTGCTGGCTTTGTGTAATCATCGAAAAGCATTAAACACCTGCAAGCTTTAAGAGCGCCTCTGCCTTCTCTTTTTCGCGCTCTCTCTTCACGCGCTCTTCATGACGAGTCAATGCTTTCTGTAACGCCTTTTCTTTGTTCGCGTCGTTTGAGTAGCTCGAAAGGTTATCCGGTACTATTCCGAACTCTGAGCATTTTAAGAGTAATTGCTCTAGCTTGCTGGTCGGAACATTATCGTTGGATTGCTCTAAAGATGTTACTTGGCACTCGCGCCAATTTTTATAATGGGGGACATCCTTCAAAAGTTTCTCGTGCAGCAACCCGGCTTGGATAATTGACCGCGCTTGGTTTATATCCCTTACATCATCGGAAAGGAGAAATTCTGCTTCGAAGTATTCATTCACGAAACCGCCAGCCTGTTTAATTACAAGCTGACCTTCGCACTTTGCTAACTTTGCCATTGTTTTGCCTTTGGAAAGAGTTTAATCACCTTTCTATTATAGGCGTTTATTGAGGGTTGTCAACTATTAGCGCTTTTCCACGCATCTAGGGTATGAGCCAATTTCTTTTTGGTAATGTGTCCGCGAGCCTGTAGCAGCTTCTCTATCTCACAGTCCAGACCGCCAGCTTCTTTTACAATGACAGGCGGGTTGCTGCGATTTTCAACCAGCCGCAGCATAATTTTTGTTAATTCGTCTTGATTCATATGCTCTACGCCCTCTTGTGGTTTCATGACACAGTCCCCTGTTTAGGCCGCCTTCTTACGCAAAACCTTACGCGCATCGGCAACGGTTTCGAGATAATCCGGAGCTACGCCGCTAAAAACTTCATAGTTCGGGATAACCGTTAAGAGGTCAGCAAGCGCGTTTTCCAATTCTTTGATTCTGTTTTTTATAATCTCTCCCGTCATGTGAGCCGCTTAATTGCTTGCTCATGAGGTGAATATGATGGACCATTCCATTACCGTCAACAATTATTTTCAACTATTTTCACGGAAGTCATACGGCTTCCTACAACGGACACAGTACGGGTGGTCACTTATCCTTCCAACCGTTGTTTGCCACCGCTTGCCACACGAGCGACAATCTGCGCGATATAACTCAGAGCGTATCTTTTCGGCTCTAATATCGTTTTCGGTGTTCTTTACTACCAGCTCTAGTGCCATAAATACCCCGCATTTCAACTTTGTTGCCGTTTATAAGCGTATCTAGCCGTTTTATGACCCCGTGTAGCCGCCACTAGTCTCCGTAGCTGTAGGTTGATGAAAGTTTCGTAAAGCGCTGTGTTTCGGGGTCGAATGCGAAATCAATGTCATCGGGCTTGCCAATTTTCTTGTGGTGGCGTGACTTGGCAATCCTGACCGTGGTGTTCCCTTGTTCGTTAAGATAAACCACAATGCCAAGCTCGGGCTTGTTATACCAGTGGGCAGAATCAGCGACGTCATACAGCGAGGGCATGGCATACAGCCCAGAGTCTAACTTTCTCTGCTTTGTTGGGTGAGCTATAACCATCACATGCACATTATACCTCTTGCCCAACTTTTTCAATAGCTTGATTGCCATTCCGGTGTACTGTGTGGCGGTTAAGTCTCTCCCCGCATCGTGGTCCATTTCATTCCACGGGTCAATCACAAACACGTCAACATTGTGCTGGAAAACCGCCATGGACATTTTTTCCATTAGCCACCCGAGATTAAGCTCCTCGTCGCTATCCACATCAGGCACAATGAAGCGATAGCGCTGGTCAATAAGTTTGTCGGCATTCGCCTGATTATTGATGTCTGTCAATAGCCTTAGGTTGTCATTGTGGTCAGTTTGTGGCTCTTGCTCGAAACTCGCGTAGCCGATTCGCCAGCCCTGCTTTGCAAGGTCATCACATAAAAAATTGATGAAGGTCGATTTCCCATGTGAGGGTATGCCCGTGACAATAGAAAAATCTCGCTTGCGGATAGTGATTGGCATAAAACTAAGCGTTCTTGACTCGGGTGGAGACACGGGGGGCAAGTCCCTCATTTTGTAAACGCCGTCCACCTTCATAAATTGTGCTGTTTGGATGGTTTTATGAACGCCCCTTTCGCCGTAGCGCTTGAACACCTCGTTCAAATCCTTACAGCCAATAGGATATTTAATCCACATGCAGCGTTGCTTGCCTAAACGTAGGGCTATGTCATGCAAGAGGTTAGCCCCCGCCTCATCCGCATCGGTGCAGAGAATCACAACTCCCGTCTTAGGCAATTCCTCAAGATAATCATATTTTACGGTTTCGCCTTCAATCGGTTTTGAGGGGCCGCCGTCAGGGACAGAAACTGCGAGATACCCGCATTGCATGGCGACAACCGCGTCCATTTCGCCCTCGCATATTATTAAATTATCCGAGCCGCCCTGCCAAGCCGGGATTGCTGCCATGTTGTAAAAACACTTCTGCCCACCGGGGGATTGACTAAATTTCTTTTCGCCCGTCACCGTCCGATACTTGGTGTTGACCTCATCACCCGCTAAATTGTAATACGGAATTTCTATCCACTCCTCACCATTTGTACTTCTTGTTGAACTCCGCCAGCCAAGACTGCTTATCAACTCTAGGCTTATTCCCCTTTCGTCTAGCGCTCGTGCCGCTGCCTCCCGCAAAATGGCAGTGATGACAGTTGAAGACGAATCCGTCTTGCTGGATGTCGAGGCTGAGGGGTGTGTCATGTTGATTCTTTCTTGTGTGTGAGCATTCGGGGCATTTTAGTTTTTGGTTTCCTCGTCGGTAGTGCCTTGGCTTTAAGCCATGCGCCGCTAGCTGGTCGGCTAACCTTGGGATTTCATCCATGATACGGCCTCCTTTTTTGGAGGTGTTGGCCATTCCCATGTTTGCAGCGCCTTGGGAAAGTTTGCATACAATCGCCCGTTGGCCTCGCAGCTATCGCGGAACTTTGTCAGGTGACGCCGCGCGTCTGCGCCATAGGTTTCTTTGAATTTGGGAACCATCTCTAGTGTTAGCTCCCCGTGTATCGCCTCCCACTCCTGCAGGGTGATTTTTTTAGTTGTCTCTTTCTTTCTTTCTTTCTTTAGTTCTTTCTTATTTGTGTCGGTTGCTTGTCGGCTGCTTGTCGGCTGCTCGTCTTCTGCTTGATGCAATTCTTGATATTTTTCGTAATTACAGATTGTTATGATTGTCGCTTTATGTGTCGTTTGCTTGTCAATCATTCCTTCACTCACCAAAACGTCAAGGAAAGTGCGGGTTGCGCGCTCACCTATCTCAAAACCATTTGATATAAAACGGATTGATGTGGCGAACTGGCCGCGCTTAAGCTCCACAAGCTCGCCGTTAAATCTTAACTTTGTGTCTTTCCAAACGGCACTATCGCACATCCACGCCCACATTCCGGCCTCTCGCAAGTTACGGAAAGCGGGGTGTTGCCATTTCTGCCTATGGGATTTTGTATAGCCGCTCATAGCGACCTCAGTGGGTATGAGCCGAATAAAAACTCTACCTCTTCCTTGGTCATCTCGCCGTTGCAATAGCGGTTGATAATATCGTTTTTAAGCCGCTTTAAGCGTTTGGGTGGAATCCTCGCCGTGACGCTATCTAAAATGTCCGAGATGTGGCGAAATCCTACACCAGAATCGCGGTGGGCTTGAACTTTCGGCATAAAAAAAGTCCTTTAAGCTGACATCCTGCAGTTGCGTTGCAAAATGGCAGCGTAAAAGACTCTGTACCGACGAGACGCAACCCCGTATCTAATATCTATACCACAATCATCGCCATTTGCAACTACTTAATCACCCTGCCCTGTGTTCCACATAATGCGACAATCACATCATGCGACTTCTCGCGTATCAATACAGAGTACTGGCCGTGGTGCGTTTCATCCATTTCGCTGGCGAGCTCCCAGCCTTCAGGGATAGCTTTGCTGTTAGGCCAATATCTGACGGTGGTTTCTTTCATTCCGCATCCCCTGCCGTAACACCTACATTCCTTTGCGGCTCCGCGCCGTAAGCATATCCGGGTGGATATTGCTTCACATCTTTGCCCTTTCGCTTCACAATTCTAGGTTCGCATATCATGGTCGCATCTTGCCTTAGATTGCTCGATTTAACCTTGCGGCGGGGGTCATCCACCATCGGGATAGTTCCCTCGCCCTTGAGCCGTTTAATCATGGCTGTGACGTATTTAGTTGGCATCCGTAGCTTCTGGCCGATGTAGCTTGCTGGCAGCAGCTCAAAGCACCATAGCCTTATCAGCGTGTCTTTTTTCTGCTGTGTCCAAACAGCGAAGTCTTTGTGATTTCCCTTGCGTTGCGAGGAGTAGCGTTCGGTCATTATTCAACTCCTAATTTTCGGTAATATTCCTTTTTCAACCTTGACAGCTCGATTAAAATTTTAGTCAGACTCTTATCGGAAGGCGGAATCTCACGAAGAATATCATACGCAATTCTTAAGCGAGTAAGGTTCTGCGCCGCAATGTAATCATCGTCCGTCATGTTGCAATCTCCACCTTAAACCCGTGTGCAGCTTCGACTAACTTCCTTTTCAGCTTTGACAATGCGTTGTCCTTACCCTTTACATCCACAATATGAAACGCCCCGTCACGGGTAACATACGCAAAATCTAGAATGACGAAGCATATGTGAATATCGTTTATGACAATAGGGAATCTTGGATGGCAGGTAATGTTGCTCAGATGACCGGCGGCCTCGAGTAACTTCAGATTGTTATAAAACCTGCCCTCAGCCTGTGAGGCAAAGCGTATGCCATCAATGACGATTGGTTTATTGCGGTATTTCATTCAAGCCCCTCCAGTAGCAAGTTTGTTTTTTCAAGCAATTCTTTTTCAGTGCCGTGCTTCGCTATCCAAGATTTCTTGCCCTTGCCATACGCGTCGCCTATGGGCAACGGTGAATCCCAGTGATGATGCCATTTACAAAGCGGTATCGTGAACATGTGCCCCAACCTTCTGCCGCCACTTGTTAAATGGTGCGCCTGTATCCCACCGCCGCAATCATGGTTATTGATTACGCAGGGCATGTTGTGCAGGGCATCAAGCCGTCTCGATTCTTCTTTTGTCGGTTTGCTTGACATCACGCGCCCCGCATGGCAGTATGATTAAGCCGAGGGGACAGTCCTCGGCACCCTACTTTTGAGAGTAGGGCTACCATCAGTCTGTGGCTGCAGTCCTGACGGCGTATTCTTACTTTATCACGGTTGACGTGATTTTCCAAGATATGTGATGTGCGGCCCACGGTTGCCCTTCCCGAACTTAAAACGGGCAATGACTGCATGGGTGTCCTTGCTCGCAAGAGATTCCCGCACCACCCCATGGCTAGGGATAGCTTAGGGTATATGATGGCATAACGTACTGCAAGTTCTCCATGTGGGTCACATGGGCAGGGGAGTGGTGGCTCACTATAAAAAGCAGCCTTCGTAAACATGCAGGGGAAGATTGTCCTAACCTTACGACCGATACTGCTCCCCAAGGGTGGCAGGGGTTTCTCGGGAATCGGAGCTATGCCCAAAGATTTCATATCACCCTCTATCGGTTAATCAGCGATGGCTACCTGCCTTCGTGCCAGCAGCCAAGCTAACTGGCGGGTAAATTGTGCGGGGCTAACCATGCGTGGTTCATGGCCGCCCCGTCTTGTTAATTACACAACGTTTTGCCGCGCTGCGGAAACTCCAGTATCTGTGCCGATGGTTTGTTATCAAGCATCATCTGCTCAAATGCTTCTAATGCAAAAGTCGCCAGCAGATTCTCGCGTGCTACCTCACTACCAACGGTATAGCGATAGCGGACTATTGCGGCGGCTGTAATTGAAAATGATTCGGTCATACTAATCTTCCTTTCCTGATTCATGATAATCAATCGCACCGTTCAGCCATGCCTCGACTTTTACCAGCGTTGCGGCTTTGCAATCTGCGCCGTTTTCTAGGTTCTTAAAGAAATCGCCGTCATTGACGATTTCCGCTCCAAGTTTATTCATCGAATATCCGTAAGTGCGGCCCACCTGCTTTGCCAGCTTTAGGATGCGCTTTCGATATTGTGGGTCTATAATGTGTGTCATACGTTCCTCAGTTAGTGAATCTGAAGCCTAGTGGATGATTCCACTATTGTCAACAGAAATAATTATGGGGGGTTCCATCTTTTTATGTTTGACAACCGTGGAAGCATCCATTACAAGGGGGTCATGGCAGCAATCCCGCTGTCATGAACAGGAGAGAATTATGTTGCCGAAAGTTTTTATTGAGCTGGTCAACCTATTTAACCGAATTGGGGCGTTTTTTGCAACGCGCAACAGAAATAACTACATTTACACGCAGAGCGATTTAGATGACATGGGTGACGAAAGCCAAGCCCATCCCGATGGGCATGAGGTTTGTCTCGAAGGGGCGGTGCCAACGGCTCAGATAATAGAGTGGCCGGAGAGAAAGAAAAAAGAATGGCGCAGGCGTGAGATAAGTTTAGGGTTGTGGGGGTCTTTTTCTGACATTCTCGACTGTTTGGATGGGTATTTTGACACTATGCGAATCTTCAAAAGCCGCGACCCAGAAACATATGCGCTATATGAAAAAATTGGCGGCAGTGTCATTAGCGAGAAAGCGTTTTGGGTAAACGATACCGAGCTAACGCCCGCATGGAGAGCCGGAAGCCGCCCATCGTTTGCATTCGTGCATTTTCCATTTGTTAACGAAGACAGAAAAAATCAGAATGAAAATGGGATCCCTTTGCGCGCGGTATATTTTATCAAGATTAAAAAACCTTGGGATGTACAGCGCACTAATGGCGATTCCTATCAAGTGACGATTTTCTATAACGGCTCCGGCAGATACAGCAATAGAACGCTTCTTGTGACATTCTACTTGGCGGTTGACGGCGACGGCGGGCTTCGCCTGCTTAAGAGCAAAGCGGCGCGGATGAAAGTTATGCCAAAATCGGGGGGGGCGTTCTATGTGCAAGAGTGGTCTGTGCCGCCATACTTGACGGCACTAGCTGCCGAACAAAAGGTAACCGTTGACGAATATGCCAAGCGCGTAATGTGTATGTTGGTTCACGCAAGCGAGGCCTCAAATTCTGGCCTATTGGTGCGAGTAAAGAAAGGGGGGATCACGGCGGCTTTTGGCATCGACATGTTGAGCACTCCGCAATTTTTTAGAAACCGCGACAAAACGGTTACGGTGAACGGCAAGAGAAAAAAGATTTTTCATATTGTTCGCACGCACAAGCGCGAGATGGCCGACGGCACCACTAAAAATATCAAAACACATTTCAGGGGAGAGAGGTTTTTTCATTGGTTTGGGTATTCTGTGAGCGTAACTATGCCCGGGCTGCACCATAAAGCTGTTTCCTCATTCCAAGCGGGTACGCTTCATCTTTCGTCCGAAGAGGAAGCAGCGAGTACTGAAAGACTTGTAACTCTGGGCGAGGTTGGTTCGACTATGGCCACGATGATGGAATCGCGTGCGCTTACCACGGGGAAATAATAGTTAGAAATAGTTGTTGACTACGGTGGAGCGTTCCATTATATAGGAATCATTGGCAGCAATCATGCGGTCATAAACGGGAGAGAGATAATGGCGAAAAGATCAAACAATCTAGAGAGTCTAGTATCGGACGCGGCAATGGAAGTGCTGGCCGTAAAGGGGCTTATGGAAATGCTAGAAGCAATGGGCAAAGTTCAGCCCGAAGTCCACACGCCCCTGCTTAATAAGCTGGAGGTTGCTCTTGGACTTCTAACCCGCGCTGGGAATCTATTGGGCAACCGCTGCGATGAAGGCAGCTTAGTATAGGGAGAGAGCAAGTGGCCAATCTTTACATCATCGGTGGCGGGTTCGATGTCGAGGCGAATAGCCTTGATGAAACCATCCCGCACATTGTCGATAGTTGTGCTTATAAAGAGTTTGGACAATTCCCGAACATTGCACATATTAGCGTATATGTGGATTGTGGCGATGTGGAGTCAGTGATGCACCGCGATACCGTCCGTAAATACGAATCAGACCTGCACGATGCCATCGAGGCTGCGATTGAGGGCGCTAAAGCTGAAAGCAAATTCCAGTCCAGCATGATTAACGACTACAAAATGGGGAGGATATAATGTCATTTACAGTAACGCACGAGTTCCTGCTGGCCGATACCGAAGACGAGCTCATGGAGGTCACGGTTGAGAAGGACGGTAGCATCCGCCTGATGTGGTGGGAAGAGGCCCTTCTTCGCGCGGGGGGCGGTAAAAGCGAGATGGGGAAAAAAATGTGTAACTTGCCCATCCAGCGCGCAGACTTTGAGAAAATCGCAGCAACCATCGAATACTGGGATGATGCGCCAATCAGGAAGGGGCTGTCAAATGAGTAACACCATCATCAACATCGGCTTAATCGTGGCGATTGTTTCCCTATGGGGCTGCGCCGCAGGTTACAGCAACGAGCGAATGGAAATCTATGACCGCGCCGCTGCGGTTGAGACATTAATCAACAGCAACCCGTGTTTAGCAGGCGACACGGCGTTTTGTAATCATGGGGGTGTGTGATGACTAAGAATAATGCCACAGCGGCGGTGGATGCTTTAGGGGCACGTGCTGCTGGCACTGTGAACGGACACGGTGGTCAGGACTTGACGGCGTTGCGTAATGCCTTAGCGGCTGAGTTCCCGCGCGGCCAGATAAGCTGGAGGGCGCAGTCGGTAAGCAATAAAAACCCCGACCAGCCCAAAGCACTGGCATTGGCCTATATTGACGCAAGAGACGTTATGAATCGCCTCGATGACGTAGTCGGTGTGGGTGGGTGGCAGGATAGGTATGAGGTGTTTGGCAGTAAGACGATTTGCCACATCTCTTTGCTGATAGACGGTAATTGGGTAACGAAAGCGGATGGTGCTGGCGATAGCGACATCGAAGCCGAGAAAGGTGCTTTGTCGGACGCTTTCAAGCGTGCGGCGGTTAAGTGGGGAATTGGTCGCTATCTGTACGACATCGCCTCGCCGTGGGTTCCATGCAAGCTTTATAATGGTAAATGGAGCGAGTGGACGGTTGACCCATGGAGTCTTGTTAGGGGGCAACAAAAAAGGCCAGCGGCAGAGCCGCCATTATATACCAATTCGGGGCTGCGTAACAAGTTTTGCGACAATGTGATTAAGGCTTTCAGAGCCGCAACCACTCAGGCCGAGCTTGATGAATTGGTGGCGCTCTACAAGCCGGACTTTGATAAAATGGACGCTGGCGGCGAATATGACGTATTGGGAGTGCGGGAGTTACGCAAGCAATATAGCGTGGCTAGGGTGCGGCTGGCGGAGGCTGACAAAACGGCGGCGGCTGGCATCAGGGAGCTTGAGGGTAAACCAGCAGACGACTGGGCAGACGATGAGATTCCAGCATATTTAGCTAAACCACAATCCTAACAGGGCATTACATGGGAAAGAAACACAAATTATATATGCTTTTTCTGAAAGAATAGCCGCTCATGCAGTATGCGTCAACATTTGACGATGTCGGGATGCGAAAAATACGGGAGCAAATATCAAAAAGAACAGGAGAAGCATGGGTAAATCTTTGAAATCCTGGGCACTCAATACGAGAAATAAAGGTAACCATACATACCGATAAAAAGCAGGGGGTCGCTTAGCTTATGGAGATATACAAACACTTTCTAATGCTTTTTAGGGGAAGCGAGCCGTTCCCTAAATTTTGCACCCTGAATATAGACGACGGAGCAAGAGATAGGTTGTCTCTAGAAATCGAGTCTAAGATGTGCTTGGGTTGGCAGGAGCTTGAGCGCATGGGGTTTGAGATAAGAGATGTATCAATCTCAATTATCGCCACCATGCCCTCGGGATTACCCATTGGCAAGTATTGCATATTAACCAACGGAGGATAGCATGAAACGCATTAAACGCATAGTAGCAACGGTGGGTGAATATACCGACCGCGAGGGTAAGACTAAGAAACAATATGCCAATATCGGCACGTTGTTTGAGCGTGGTGATGGTAGTCAGGCAATCAAGCTAGAGAGCGTGCCTATTGGTTGGAATGGGTGGGCGTCGTTCTATGAGCTTGACGAGAAGAAACCGCAACACACAGAGGATGCGCCTTTCTAATGAACGTTATATCCATACAGTCTGACGTGAAGAGCGGCGAGCTTGAGAAAGAAAGGCTTAACCACTTGCTGCGGTGCGTTAAGCTGTTTGAGGGCAAGCGCGTGTCGATTGTTCTCAGGCTGCATGAGAAACTGCGGTCACGCAATCAAGAAAACTTCCTACATGGGGTTTTTCTTATGGTGCTGCTGACAAGGCTTAGGGAGGCCGGAATTGAAATGTCGTTCGCTCAGGTGAAGGAGTATTTCAAGGAGAAATTCGGCGAGAAAGAAGTGATAACCGACCTTAACGGCGAGCAATGTGTAATCCTGAAATCCACAGCCAGATATACTACCAGTCAATATGAGCAAGCAATGGAGAGGGCTAGAGCGCATTACGCACCGTGGTTTCCGCTTCCGTTCCCGCGAGAGGGGGATTTATGAGAACATCACACAAGTCACACTACGCCATTATGAATGAGGTTGAGGATATTTTATATATTGCGCGTGAAAGGGGATGGGTGAAATGAACCAGCAAGTAGAAGATGCGCTGGGGGGCTTTGAGTCGAAACTGACAAGCGCGGAATACGCCATGCTCCTACGCCCGAATGCCGAGCCGCGGCCAGAGGCAGAACGGCGCGTGTTTGCTTGGAAGCATAACCAAGACAAGCCGTTTGACCATGCAGATAGAAGAAGGGGCGGTTTATGACCATGACAAATGAACAACAACGCAACGAACTACGCAATGCACTATACCCCAATGGCTGTAAGCACCCACAACAAGCTGAGTGGCAGTGGTTGATCGAACGGGTAAAAGAGCAACGGGAGGCGGTGGAAGATATAAACGAGGCCGCAGGGCGCATAAGTGCTTGGGCGCTTGCGTACCCCAGGGACATCTTCACACCACCCTCGCCCGAACAATGGGGGCAGGCGCACGAGTTTTTCAAAACACAAGGTTTTTCGATTGATTGCATAAGCGCAGAATATGGGCGCAGAATTGTAAGCAGCATAGAGCCGCACATTGAGGCTATTCTGCAAGCCATCGCAGCCACCAAGAAGGAGGGCTAGGGGTATGGAAAAGTTTTTGGAGACGGTCAAAAATTACGCTTTTTGGAGCGTGGTGTTTATTGCGCTTATTGCATTTCTCGTCTTGGTTTTTTGGCTTAGTAAAATTCGTTTTTGTTTATAGGGGCTATCGTTATGACCAACATTGATGAACGCGCTGAGGCGAGAATGGCGCTACAAAAGATTCTTTGGGCGCTAGATATTGACCCCGAGACAATTAACATTAACAGCATGGGCTTGTTCGAGGATTACATTATGCAGGCCCGCGCCACCCTGCCCACGGCGGAAGTGTCGGAGGATGAGGTGGTGAAGATTATGCGGGATGCTTACCGCAAAAGCAGGGGACTTACATTCACCGCGTGTGCTAGAGATGTGTTCCGCGCCCTATGCGATAACGGCTACAAGATAGTGAGGGTGAAATGAGCCAATTAGCCGATTCATTCATGGCCATATTCGGCTTTAAGCGCGTGGAATCACAAGTAAGATTGCCGCAAAAGGGGGAGGTGTGGTTTTTTAACAGGTATCAAGAAGAGGGCGACCCGTGGCCACCGCGAAAGCGGGGAAGCGAGGTTACCATCTTGGATGTAAAGGCCGGGTGGGTGAGGTATAGCATGATGCCAGCCTTCCCCGACAATCGTATGGAGATAAAATTTTTTGTGCGGCTTTACGCGCCGTTAGGGGGGGGAAATGATTCCTGACATCATGACACAAACAGAGATGATAGGGGTGCTAGTAGGGCTTCTATTGTCATTTGGCCTAGTGGTTGGCACATTCATTCTGCTGATATGCTATTTTGAGAAAATGAAATAACCCGCCTCTCTCCATAGATGGGGTGGATGCGGCCACGCCAGACGGGCTGGATGCGAAAGTGAGGCGTGCTGCGGGTAGCACGAATCCGGCCACCGCATACTATTCATCCTCGGGTATTTCTGCCACTACGCCAGTGAAATCGAGATACCCCATCTCATGGGCCGCTACAATCGCAAGCCCACCTAGGGCGTGTTTCCAGTCTTCCAGCGCCGTGTTATCGGTCAGGCTGAACGGATGACCTGCCGTCTGTATGCTTGTCTGTGTCCCGACAAGGTGCATGAAGGCGTGGTGGATGCGCTTTTCCACGGGTTGCGTGCGCCATTCGTCATTTGACCTGCCCTGCGCCTTACGCTGTTGCTCCCCCGCTTCCATGACCTGTTTAATCACAGCACAAGCGGCATCTAAGATTGGTTGGTATTGTGTCATTTCTTCCCCCGTTTCTTCTGTTGTTTCTTTTTGCGTGGTTTATCCCGTTTCTGCATATCAAACCCCAGTGGGGCTTTTTGCCCCTCGCTGAACACCTCCATGGTGACAAACCCACCAGATTCTGGCATCCATAAATCATCTGTGCTGCATTCGTTACGGGGCTTCATTCTTCACCTGCTTGAAGGATGAAATCGCCTTACATTCGCAACGGTACTGGTCGCGCATCGTGGCGGAAGTTAATTCATAGCCAATATGTGTTAAGTTTTCACTTCCACATGATTTACACCGCTTGGTAATATCATCTATAAATAGATTCATATTCATTTTATCCGTAAAATACGGACGCAGTTTGATGAATACTTTTTCTAACAAATCTACATCCTGCACATTATAAAGCGCCATTTCTTTCAAGGCTTCTTTATCCCCCTCGGCACAATTAACCCACAGCATAGAGTCGGTTTTGTTCTTATTCCCCACCTCAAGGAGCGTTGCCAGATGGTCGAGTTTGTTACTGTTTAGGGTGCGTCCGAAACGCTTTTTCGCCGCCTTGTAGGTATCGAGTGACCGTTTCTTAGGAAGCTGCGGCATACCATTCGCAAACAACCTACCATCTATAAAGGGAATATCGAAGCCATCCCCATAGTGTGCGACGACATAATGCGCTTGTTCGTATATCGGTAAAAAGGCCGCCAGAATGCTTTTGTCGTTATAGGGGGCGTCCATGACCAAAACATTCGTCTTGGCATCCCCAAGCCATTTGTAGGCTATTGTGCAGATAGATTTATGCTTCCTAACAAACTGTAGGGGAATCCCACGGTCAGAAAACACATCAAAAAAGAATCCGTTATTGGGTAAAGTTTCAATGTCGAAAATAAGGGTGCAAACATTTTTGTCAAAATAGCCATCATGTCCGCTTAAATGTCCGCTTCCTTTAATAGTGTCAGACGCTATTAAAGGCTCGTTTTGTTGTAAAGCTGGCGCAATAATGTCCGCTTTATTGCGTGCTTGGCTTAAATCATGATTCTTTTTGGAAAGTTTCCTAATATCGTCAGCTTGTTCTTCGCACCATCCGTAAACGGTTCTATATTTTATTCGCTCATTCGGGAATTCGATTTTTAGCTTGTCTTTTATGTCAACAATCCGCTCACCCCTATCAAACATTTCGATTGCACGAATCTTGATAAGGTCACGGCTCATATGTTGCCCCTATATTCCATTCTTCTAGTCTTCGGTAACTCCGGCATACCCATCTACTCTCTTGCGCATCTGGTGAAGCACATAGGCTAGCGGTTCGTGCATTAAAATCCTGCAACTAGATATTTCAATAGGATGAAACACACGGCCACTGTCAGATTCTTCTGTATAATCTAAGTAGCTAAAAAATTCTGCTACAAGGTCATGAAGGGTTAGTTGGTTTACTTTTTCAGCATAGTCTGCCATAAGCTTTTTGCTTGAATCAGCTTTTACTGCTAATGATTTTACCATACATTGATTGCTCGTATCTGTTGACGGGTGTCGCCGTAATCAATAACTAATCTATAAACCGCAGAACAATGCTCGTTCGCCACGTCCCTTGCACAGGGAGGCTTCATCACGGTTAATTCATTTGCGGCTTGAGTTTGGAACTCCTTGGAGTATCCGGCAATGTCTGGGGATATTGTGTTAATAGGAGCCTTCGCGCAAGCGGGCAATAGTAACACGGGAATCAGCAGGAATGACACGTTCCTTGCGTTTGCGAGCTTTTTCATTAACCACCTCCTGTTTATGCACAGCCTTGGTTTCGCCCGTATTACGGCCTTCAAGATACACTAAAAATATGACAAACGCAACCGTTACAGCAATCCCGGCGTATATCCATAATTTGGGAATCATATCCGTTTCCTTAAAAACCAGTAAGCAGCAGCGGCGAAGGCCACTACGATAACAACTGCCAGCGCATATTGTATCGGACCAGCCCCATCAAATACCGTAGAACTTGCCAATCCTGACGCCCCCACAGCCATAGCAGCGGTGCTGACGCTTTCCTTGGTAATGATAGGTTTTTTCAATGGCTCAACATCCATGTGACTGGAAGCCATATCACCCCCTGCACCCCAGATTCCTATCTCGGCGGCGCGGCGATTCTCCAAACCCTTGCTGTTTACCAATTTTCCATTAATGCGGGTTTTTGTCCATTTCAGCATCTCATAAGGAACCGCGTTATATTCGCCGTTATTCAAGCGTTTCAGCAAGGTGGATTTGCGGAAAGCATCAATGCCTACGTTGTACGCAAAGAGTACAAGCGCGGTGAATTGGTTATTCGTCAGTCTCACTTTCACCAGATTCTCAACCGCCGCCTCATATTCGGCCAGTTCTTCAAGTAAAATCTCTTCTGCTTGGGCTTCGCTTATCTTCTTTCCAATGACGATATTCTGGGTTGTGCCGTAACCCCATGTCAAAGTTCCCCGAACCTTTTTCACATCCTTGACTTCTTTTCTCGGCCAAGAAGTATCTGCGTCATCGTATGGATACCCGACATAGGTTTCAAGGCTCTTGAGCTTCCTGACGCCCTTTGTGTCGATTTTGCGAGGCATTATAACCACCCCATGATTTTAACCATTGCGAACTTAACTGCCAAGAATGCAGCAGTTACACCAGCCGCAACCCATAGTATCAACCGGCTGACCTTGCTCGCCCACGTCAAAGCTTCAATCAGATTTACCATTACTTCAGTTAAATGCGTGGTGACTTCGGTGTTTTTTTCAAGCGCCGCAATACTTGCGGTGTTTGCTGCGATAATCTCAGCATGTTCCCCGTTTGATGCAATATGTCTAGCGTGTAACTTAGCATGGTCATCAAGCCGCTTTGCGTGCGAGTAAACTGTAGTTTCCAGCAATTCGATGCGCTCTATGGTCATACTGCCCCCGTGATTAATGAAGCGATGAATAAACCCAAAACCACCTCATTTGCAGCCGACCACCAACCAAAGAAACGAGCGGGGAATATGCGTCTTAGGCCGAAGTAAATCACTCCTTGCAGCACCATAGGAACCGCAAGGAGCAAGACGCTCGGTGAACTCGTGTAAATAGAAATGCCGATAAAAAGCAAAAGGGCGGATAGGAACCCACGCAACCCCATGTATGAGACGCGGAACCAGAAGGGGAACACGCGGGGATTTTGTGAGATATATCTCTCGTAGTCTCTGTTCAGTCGGTCATTCGTACCGAACGCTCGCCACAATAACCATCCCGCGCCGATAATCAGCGCCAGAAACAAGTCATGGGTATAAGCTAGCGACGCAAAGGCCACCAGCAACATGCAGCTTGCTTTGCCGAAAAACTCCGTCAGCTTCTTCGCTGTTTGCGTGGCGTCAGTTTCTACTCCCCAGCCGGCAAGGCGGGTGAGGGCGGCGATGGTGAGGATGTAAAATATCATAACGCCTCAATCTTTGCGGCGAGCGCCGCAAGCTGCGCCTGTAATTCTGCTTTAGTTGGCTCCGGCGCGGGCGCTGGCTCGTTTGTTACCAGCGCGATATTGGCATCCATGATTGCTTCGGCGGCGTCAATCTGCGCTTGCGCTGCCTCGGGCAAATAGTCAATCCGGCGCGGGTCAATACAGATACCGCTAATCGGCGCGACAGCTTTAATCAGTTGGTCGAGTTCGTAAAGTTTCATAGCCACCTCCAACTAAGCGGGAATAATCCCTGTTAAACCGTACTGCGAGCCGCCATACCATGTTTGCGTATCCGCCCCTGCGCCAAATTCCAGTTGCGCTAGATAGTGACGACCTGCAGAGGGGATGGGGTTTGTGCTTACAGCCATCACGCCGAAAAGAGCGTTGGTCGTGCTGGCAGTTGTGCTGGCAGTTGGAACGGTGGTTGAATCAAGACCTATCCCGCCAATTGTCGCTCTTGAGCTTGCCGTGCTGCTTGCGGCGTTTGTAACGTGGTTTACGCTTATTGCGTCCTCTGCAACACCCGTCACAAAGTTAATCTGGTTAGCTGTGCTGGCGTTAGCTTGCCGCCACGCCGCAGTTGAATATGTCCAGCTTGCGGTTGCTATAATCTTTTCTATTTTGCGCGGGACGCGATTATAATAATTCCACAGATAGCGATTGCCTATACTGTCCTCGGTCGTCGTCGCCGTGAGCGCATAGAACGTACCGAGATAGCGCCGCGTCAGTGCGCCAGTCCTGACCAGTACGCCGTCTTGCGTCGTGAGCGCTGTTGCCCGTGCCGTGTCGCTTGTCCATGCGAGAATCTCAAGCGCGAGCGTACCAGCATTATTATAAGCAAACACATCATAGGGGCGGTTGGAAGTCAGGCCAGATAGTGCAATCGAAACCTGCGCGGAATTGAGCAGCTCCCATGTCGTGCCGTTATAAAGTGAAATGCCATTGCCGTTATAGGGCGTCAGGTAAAGCGTCGATGCTGCCGTCACGTCCGAAGAGGTGACGGGCACGCCAGTGGTAAGCGTTAGGCGGAAGTTGTTGAGCTTTGGCGTAGCCGTTCCCGAGATAGTGCCATTGATTACAAGGTTGGTAGTGGTTTTATTGGTCAGGGTTTGGGTGGCAGTTGTACCGACAACCTGCTGAGAAATGTTCGCGGGGTCGTAAACAGCTTTAGTGGCCGCATCAAGCAATGTCTGCGCCGCCCCCTGTGTTGCCGTGGCGACAAGCGTTGCTCCAAATGCCCCAGCAGGTGCGCCACCAGCAGCGGATTCGGAAGCAATTGGCACACCGTTAGCATCAAACGCTAAATAAGTTAAAGCTCGTTCAGCTTTAGGCGGCAAAACCCCGTCTGTTGTCGTATCGGAATCAGGGAATCTTATCGAGCGCAAAAGCGTGTCGTTTGTTTTTTGTGCAAGCAGGGTAAGTTTATCTAATCCTAATTCAATGCTTTCTGCTGGCAAGCTATCGGCACGCGGAAAACTTCTCGTTTGCGATGCGGCAAGGTTCAGGCTGATTAGAATATCCTGAGTGCCAGATGGAATTTTCGCCACGTTGGTAACGGTAACATTGGCTTGCGAATTGCTCACAATCGTCACCGTGTAATCGGTGGTGAGCGTTAAAGTTTCGACTATCGCATCGGTTGCGCGGGTGAGGATTGTTACCTCTAAATCCGCCGCCGTAAAAACACGATTCAAGTAACTAAATATGGTGGTGACGCCATTACCTTCGTAGCGATATACAGTAGGTGCTAAAGGTACAGTCATGTCAAATCCCCTTCATTTTTATAGCATGATTTTAACGATTTACCAAAGATTTTTGGCCGTGAGTTTTGCTGTTTATTTTTTTATTCACCGACTGCCTCGCCCTGAATTTCATCAAAAATATGACGTATGCCCGTTATGTTTTGAAAGGGAATAAGCCCGCGCGCCGCCTTAATTTCTTGATCGGTTAATGGCTTGTTATCAAACGGCGCTATGCCGACAGTAAGCAATGATTCCATTTTTCCTGCGCCCGGCCCCAAAAGAACGGACGATTTGTTTCGGTTAGTATAACGGGCTGGCTCCTCTACGCCCAGCGCTCTTGTCAGGCCGTAGCCGCCCATTTTTTCAAAACGGTTATTAAAATCGCCCATCAGGCCAAGAATGCCGCTGCGGTCCACGCCCTCGTAAAGCAGTTTAGTATTATCCCACTCCGCTAGCGGCGAGCCATATAACGGTAATCCGGTAAGTTCCGCCGATTTTTCTGCTTCCATTTGTTTTATCGCCGCGACCAAAGAGCCAGCAGCAATCATCATTGTTAAACCTAGAGCAGCACCAGCATCGGATTGCTGTAAGCCACGAAGAAGAACCCGCTGGTGCGCGCCAAACAAAAAACCTGTAAACTGGAACAGCAATTTTCCTACGGGCGTGTTAGAAAAAATAGGCGCGTCTGCAACGCCTTTTGTTACCACAACCGTGTCGGCCTCTTTGCGTAGCGCGGCTTTGTAGGCAATCTCTGCATTTCTTACGGCCGGCGTATCATCCCAATTTTTAATCCCGGCAACAAACGCCTCGCCATCCCTTGCGCCATGCTTTAGATACTGGCCGCGAATGATGCTTTGCTGCGCTTCGTCAATCCCCAAAAAACGTAGGTAAGATATATCAGCGTCAGTAAAGTCGTTGCCGGAAACGGTGCGAAGTATTCTATTTTGAGTTATAGTGGCGGCATACGCTTTCTGTATATCGTTCCAATGGTTAATTAAGGTTAATTTACTAAAACCCTGCGACATGGAGCCAGTAAATCTGGTGAGCATTGAGCCGCGAGCTAGCGGGTCGTTTACATCCGCAAGGGTCATAAGGCGCGAAGCTAGAATGCGCTCTAACAAAAAGCCCGATTCTTTCAAATCCTCAATGCGCATTTTGCGTAATTCCGGCGCAAGATTGATATTATCAAGCAAATCACCGAAACTGCGGTTAATCCCGTTAACCATAGTATGACGGGCTATGTCAGGAACCGAGGCAAGAACCAAACCACCCAGTGAGGTCATGTAGGTTAAATCCCGCAAGCCAATGCCGCCTTGGGCGATAATGCTATCGGGGTCGTGTTTATTAAAATGTCCGCGCAAAAGGTCGCGCATTGCCTCTAAATCGCTTTTGTCGCTGCGGTATGCTTTCTCTAGCTTCCGTCGCTGGGCTGGCGTTTTGGCTTTTCCCAGCGCCTCTTGAAATTCTTTTGCCAAGGCGTCCAGTTGGTCTTTCATATCGGCGCGTCCGAATACACGGGTTAACGCAATGTCAGAACCTATCTTGTGGACGTAGGAATTTAGGACTTCTACTGCGTCATTTTTTAGGAACATCTCCGCATCATTGTCAGGAATATCCAACAACTTTTCTTTGAGGGGGCCGCGTGTGAGTGGACTAATATAACCCGGCACGGTGTCAGAACCTATACCTGTCAACTTGGCATACACTTCATCAGCCGCTTGTTCTGCTGCATCCTTAAAGCCCTTGCCATCTGGGTCAAGAATGCCATCAAGCTCTAGGCGGGTTTTATAAATTCTTTCCTGAAGTGCTTTAGTGTTTTGCAGCATCTCATCAGGAGCCAAAACTTTTACTCTTGCCTCGCGAAACTCTGTTTCTATTTTTGCTTTGCGACTGCTAATGGACGACTTAAGCGTAGCGTTAGATTTCTTTTGCGCTACAGATTCTTTTTTCAGCGCCGATAACTTTTGCTTATTGCCGCGCAGAGTTTTTAACTCCGATTTAACATCTGGCGTTTGTTTTGCTTCTTTCAGCTTATTGATGGCGGCGTTGTTCTTGGCAATTTGCTCGCGAAGGTTAGCTAATCGCGTAGCAATTTCCTTTTGTGCAGCGGAAGCGGCAGAGTATTCTTGCTCAATTTTTTTGAACGCATCGGCGTAAGCTTCTCTTTTGGTAGAAGAAATTTTTGCAAGCTGCGTTTCCGCATCAGCTATGATTGCGCGTAATCTTTTGGCCTCTTTGGCAATTTTTGCCTCAGCCCATTTTCTCAGCATAACTTTTGCCTCATCGGCATAGGCCATGAGTTTTGGCCTATCCCACATACGATGCAGGTAGCTTTCAGCAAAAGATGGTGTGACGTCTTTTGGCAGCAATCCGGCCTCAATGGCTTGGTCTTTAATGGGGTCGAGAACCTCAGCGCGCAAACGTTGCGCCGCTCTTGTGACTTCCTGAATTTCTTGGTCAACATCCCCATTGCGTAATGCACGGGACAAACGCTCCCTAAATTCCCTGCCAGAGATTTTGCGGCCTAAATTATAGTTAGATTCCGCCGCCTTAAAAGCCTTAAAGTTTTCTTTATACGCCATAATTGAAATGGCGTTGTATTTATCAAACAGTTTTATTTGTGTTTCCGCTGCTGGCCCCAAAGTCTTGCCATCGCGGTGCAAGTTAAATTCCACAGTAGTTTCGAAACCACGCAAAAGAGTTTCACGCGATGTTGTAAACGGTGAGTTGGCAAGGCGATTAAATGGATTCACAAAACGCGAAGCTCGGGAAACCGTTAGCGCCGCTGCTCCGCTTATGGTCAAATCGCTAAGTGTGCGCTTTTCAGCCATCGCCGCGCCGACACTTTTCATGTACTGGCTAAGTTCCTTGCTTGGTTGAATAACTGGCGGCTCCACCACATCGCGCTCTAGTTTTGTCGCCGCTTCGGAAAATTGCTTGCGGCTTATCGCTGATACTCCTGCACCCATAACCCCACCAAGTATTACACCTCCGCCAACCGATAGCGCAGTGGTGACGGGCGAGCGAGCAACTTGAGATTGCTGCAAAAGCGCCTCGTCAATCGCAACAGCACCGCCTGCGCTTGCTGAACCGCGCAAGACTCCACCAGCAATACCAACCGCTCTGCCGCCCTTTATCAAAGTAAAGCCGGGTATAAGCGTAGTGGGCGATGCCACGCCAGCCATAACGTTAGCAAGAGTGCCAAGTCCTCCAGCGTCATCAATAATACGCTCATCTTGTTTTTGGCGCGCCAAATCTTTTTTCATTAATAACATTTCATTGGGGTTCTTGGCCTCAATCAATTCCATCGCCTCGCGCGTTCCCGCATACTCGCCCAAATCTGAATAAGCATCATATTCTGGGTCGTACAATTCTGACGGGTGCGATGTAGCCTCTTGCACCGCCATGGAGGAAACAGGGTTTTCCAAACGGAAAGCTGCTGGCACCGTGCTGCCCCAGAATGACGGCGAGATTTTTGGTTGCGGCGTGGTTAAATCCGCCCGCTGGCCAGTGGATATGCCGTACTGCTCTTCGTTAATTATCATTGCATGATGTCTTTTAGGGGGCGCTTCGACTCTTGTCCGCGCCATAGCTCAATGTTTCTCTGCCGAAACTGCGCGCGTTTGTTGTATTGCGCCTCGGTTTCATTTTTCAAAACCAGGAGGGGGGCTTGGTCAAATGCAAAGGCCACAGGCATATTATTTTCGCCGCGCACCAAATCAACAACCCCGTTCTCTCCAGTAATCCAGATATTATAGGCGGGTTTTCTTCCGTTATTAACTGCTGTCTCTGCGTTGACTGTTGGCTGTAGCGTAAATTCTAACCCATCGTCATAGCCGAGTGTTTTCAAATCATCTTTGACTTGTTGCGTAAATGCTTCGGAAATGTCGCCCGGTTCTACGCCATCTACGCCATAGTACATTTCGGGCGGATATTTCATTACAGCCATTTTACCGCCAACCCTGCTAACGCCAGAGGTCACTTTAATTGCAGCTTCCGCAGCGTTCTTGGCCATTTCCTTGTCGCCGTATTGCAAAAAGGCTTCGTTGTAAATTCTGCGGTAGTCACCCGCGATAAGGTCGCGCTGCGCAGCGGAAGCGTAACTAGGGGCAGTGAAGGGCAGGGCGCTAACATCAAAAACAGA